AAATATAAAGATGAATTATCTATAAATGGTGATTTATCTTATTTAAATTTAGACTGGAAACCAGTACCTATTATACCTAAATTTGTAGATATAGTTTCAAATGGTATAGCTTCTAAAGAATATGAATTAAAAGCATATGCTCAAGATCCTTTTTCTTTAAAACAAAGAACTAACTACGTTGGTAGTATTTATAGAGATATGATGGCTAAAGATTATCTTGATAAAATAAAGCAAACTACAGGTATTGATTTATATAATTCTGATCCTAAAACACTACCACAATCAAAAGAAGAACTAGAAATACACATGCAATTAAACTACAAACAATCTGTAGAAATTGCTGAAGAAGAAGCTATTAATAATACTTTAGCTTTTAATAAATATCAATTAACTAAAAAAAGATTAGTTGATGATATAGTAATTATAGGTATAGGCGCTGTAAAAACATCATTTAATAAATCTGAAGGCGTAGTGGTTGATTACGTAGATCCAGCTAATTTAGTATATTCTTATACTAATGATCCTAATTTTGAAGACATATATTACGTTGGTGAAATAAAATCATTAACGTTAGCTGAAATTAAAAAACAATTTCCTTATTTAGGTAAAAAAGAATTAGAAAGATTAGCTAAATATCCAGGTCGTCAAGGCTATGTAGCTCAACCTAATTATGATAATGATTTAATACAAGTTTTATATTTTGAATACAAAACGTTTATAGACCAAGTGTTTAAAATAAAAAAGACTGATCAAGGTTTAGAAAAAGCTTTAGTAAAATCAGATACATTTAATCCACCAACTAGTGATAACTTTGATAGAGTTTCAAGAAGTATAGAGGTTTTGTTTAGTGGCGTTAAAGTTATGGGTATGCCACAAATGTTAGAGTGGAAGTTAGCTGAAAACATGACAAGACCAAAAAGTGATTTAACTAAAGTAAATATGAATTATGCTATATGTGCTCCACATATGTATCAAGGCCGTGTAGAATCTTTAGTTAGTCGTATAACGGGTTACGCTGATATGATACAATTAACATCGTTAAAACTACAACAAGTAATTGCTAGAATGGTTCCAGACGGTGTATTTGTAGATGTTGATGGTTTAGCAGAGGTTGATTTAGGTAATGGTACTAATTACAATCCACAAGAGGCATTAAATATGTATTTTCAAACTGGTAGTATAGTTGGTAGATCATTAACTCAAGATGGAGATCCTAATAGAGGTAAAGTACCTATTCAAGAGCTTCAATCATCTAGCGCAAATGGAAAAATAGCATCACTTGTAAACACATATCAATACTATTTACAAATGATAAGAGACGTAACGGGTCTCAATGAAGCACGAGACGGCAGTTTACCAGACAAGGACGCTTTAGTCGGATTGCAAAAAATGGCTGCCAATGCTTCAAATATTGCAACTAAACATATTGTTGATGCAAGTTTATTTTTAACATTAAGAACTTGTGAAAATATATCGCTGAGATTAGCTGACGCATTAGAGTTTGATTTAACTAAACAAGCCTTAATGCAAAGTATTTCATTAACTAATACGCGAAATTTAGAAGAATTAAAAAACTTACATTTATATGATTTTGGTATTTATTTAGAATTAGAACCAGAAGAAGAAGATAAAGCTATGCTTGAGCAAAACATACAAGTAGCTTTACAATCAGGTCAAATATATCTAGAGGATGCTATAGATATTAGAGAGGTTAAAAATATAACTTTAGCTAATCAAATATTAAAATATAGAAGAATACAAAAACAAAAACAAGATCAACAAGCTCAACAAGCACAAATACAAGCACAAGCTCAAGCAAACATGCAACAATCTGAGCAAGCTGCTTTAAATGAAGTTCAAAAACAAGAAGCTTTAGCTAATACTGAAATACAAATAGAACAAGCTAAATCTCAGTTTGAAATACAAAGAATGGAGCAAGAAGCGTTAATTAAAAAACAATTAATGGCTGAAGAGTTTAATTATCAACTGCAGTTAGCAAAAGCTAAAGTAGATACAGATAGACAAAAAGAACAATTTATAGAAGATCGTAAAGATAAAAGAACTAAAATACAAGCAACGCAACAATCAAAAATGATTGAGCAACGTCAAAATGACTTGTTACCTACAGATTTTGAATCAGCAGGTATGGATAATTTAGGCGGATTTGGTTTAGAGCAGTTTGAACCGCAATAAACTATTTATTAATTTTTATTATATTATATTATGTCTGAAAAAGTAAAAGAAGAAGGTTCGTTTAAAATTAAACGTAAACCTAAAAAACTAACACAAAAAGATGAACCTATTAAAGTAGATTTATCTAAACCTAAAACAGAAGAAACAGATGCCATTCAAGTCGGAGAAACAAAGAAGGTGGATGTGGGCGAACAAACCGGAGCTAGCTCTGGAGTGGACAAACAAGTACCAGAGCCCAAAGAAATTCCTGAAAATAAAGAAGAGCAAATAATACAAGAGATTGTTGAAGAAGAAAAACCTATAGAACAAAAGGTTGAAGAAGAAATACAAGAAATAGGTGAAAAAATTGAAGAAAGAGTTATCGCTCCAACACCTGAAGAGGCTAGAGAAATAGCTAAACTACCAGAAAACATCGAAAAAGTTGTAGACTTTATGAAAGAAACTGGTGGAACATTAGAAGATTACGTTAGATTAAACGCTGATTATTCTAATATAGATAATGATACTTTGTTAAGAGAGTATTATAAACAAGAAAAATCACACTTAAACTCAGAAGAAATTAACTTCATGTTAGAAGATAATTTTTCTTTTGATGAAGAGGTTGATGATGAGCGAGACATCAGAAAGAAAAAACTCGCATATAAAGAAGAGGTTGCAAAAGCCCGCAAGCATTTAGAAGGTTTAAAAAGTAAATATTACGAGGAGATCAAGTTGAGACCCGGCATTACTCAAGACCAACAAAAAGCTATGGACTTTTTTAATCGATATAACCAAGAGCAGGAAACTGCCCAAGAGCAACACGAAAGATTTAAAACTAACACTAAAGATTATTTTTCTCAAGAATTCAAAGGTTTTGATTTCAAAGTAGGAGAAAAAAAATTTAGATATGGAGTTAAAAATCCAGATGTGGTTGCAGAAAAACAATCTAATATTACTAATGTAATTAAGAAGTTCTTAAATGATAAAGGTGATGTAACAGATGTTAAAGGTTATCATAAAGCTATGTATGCTGCTGAAAATGTAGATACTATTGCACAACATTTTTATGAGCAAGGTAAAGCTGATGCTATACGAGATGTTGCTGCAAAATCTAAAAACGTACAAACAGAAGTAAGAGAAAGTCCTACTGGTGATGTATTTGTTAATGGATTAAAAGTAAAAGCGGTCAGTGGTTTAGATAGTTCAAAATTGAAAATTAAAACAAGAAAATTTAACTAAAACACAATTACAAAATGGCTACATTAAATCCGGCGTTCGGAAGTTTAGTACCTTCTCAAGCGCCACAAACATTAGCTAGTAACTATTTGGCATTTAACGGTGGAGCAAATGACTTTGCTCAACAATATTTACCAGAAGTATACGAAGCTGAGGTAGAAAGATACGGAAACAGAACTTTAAATGGTTTCCTAAGAATGGTTGGCGCTGAAATGCCAATGACATCTGATCAGGTTATCTGGTCTGAACAAAATAGATTACACATTGCATACACAGGTTGTGGTCTTAACGGTGGAGCTGCTTCACCAGTTATTACTATTCCTGCTAATGCTGGTACTATTCAAAATGCAATTTTCCCTAACGATACTATCGTAGTAATGAACCCAGTTACTGGAGTTACTGTTAAAGGTATTGTTGGTGCAGTTGCTGCTGGTAATATTACTGCTTATCCTTTCCAAGCTAATAACTGGGATGCGTTAGGAACAGGAGTACAAAACCTTAAAGTATTTGTTTACGGTTCGATCTTTGCAAAAGGAACGACTTCAGGAAGCAAATCAATTGAGCCACAATTTACTCAGTACTCTAACCAACCGATTATCATAAAAGATAGATATGAAATCAATGGTTCTGACACTGCACAAATTGGATGGGTAGAAGTTGCTACAGAAGATGGTACATCAGGATACTTATGGTATTTAAAATCTGAGTCTGAAACAAGATTAAGATTTGATGACTATTTAGAAATGGCAATGGTTGAATCAGAATTAGCTGCTGGAGCTGCTGGTATTAACTTTGCTGCTAGTTCAGCAAACGTACCAGGATTTACAGCTGCTGGTGGTGCTGCAGTTGCTCATGGTTCTGAAGGTTTATTCCAAGCTATTACTAACAGAGGTAACGTTATGACTGGATTCAACGGTGGTACTGGTATTTCTGATTTTGATCAAGTGCTTAAAAATCTTGATACTCAAGGAGCTATTGAAGAAAACATGCTTTTCTTAAACAGATCTATGGATTTAGATTTTGATGATATGCTAGGACAAATCTCTGGTGGTTTTGCTGGAGGTGTTGCTTATGGTTTATTTGAAAACTCTGAGGATATGGCTCTTAACTTAGGATTCTCTGGATTTAGAAGAGGTTCTTATGACTTTTACAAAACTAGCTGGAAATACTTAAACGACGCTTCTACAAGAGGTGCTGTTGCAGTTAGTAATATCGAAGGTGTATTAATTCCTGCGGGAACTTCTACAGTTTATGACCAAATTTTAGGTACAAACATTAGAAGACCATTCTTACA